AACGTCCGAATCGCCAAGCTGGAGATCGGGGTGGAGGAGATTGTCGGGACAAATTGTGGGCCGCGCGTGAACGAATACAAGGCCGCGACTTGGCTGGACTCAACAAAGGGCTGGCCGTGGTGTGCTGCGTTTGTTTGCTGGGTCGTTAGGCGAGCGATGATCGAAGCTGGGATTCAAGAGACGGATACGTTCAAGCGGCCCCGCACAGCGGGCGCATGGGACTTGGAGAACTGGAGCTTGAAACAGGATGAATCCACGTGGACGAAGAAGCCGCACAGGGGTGACATTGAGGCGGGAGACATCGTGGTGTTTACCTTTTCCCATGTGGGTTTTGCAATTTCAGAACCTGATGCAGACGGCTACGTTTTAACCTGTGAGGGCAATACTGATTCCAGCGGATCGCGGGAAGGCGGGGGCGTGTTTCAGAAGCGCAGGCACATTTCCAAGATTCGCTCCCGTATTCGCTTTCGGGTATGACCGCCGACGAGCAAGAGATGCGGCACTTCGTCGCCAACGTCAAGCCATGCCGATACGGTAAAAAGGCTGAACTCAGATACGACCCTGGATGCTGGGAAATCTCATGCGGCGATGCTTGCAAGTGCGCCATTTGGGATGGGGAGAATTCATCGCCGCATGAGTTGGTTTTGAGATGGCATCAAGGAAAGCGCAACTAAAGCGCCTCAGATGAACCAGCAAACAGCGGGATCTCATCTTGCTCCCGCTTTTCTCCGGCGTGCTGAATGTTTTTCACTGCCTGCCGATAGTAGCTTGGCTTCAACTCGCAGCCGACACCGCGCCTGCCCATCACGACGGCCTGATAGACCTCGCTCCCAACGCCCATGAATGGCGTAAACACGATCTCCCCAGGATTGCTTCGAAGCTCGATAGCTCGCGCAATCACATCGAGTTGTAGCGGGTGGACATGCCTCTCATCTTCCGCGTCTCTCGCTTCGTGATATGGCAGGACGTTTGAAATATCGACATCATGCCAAGAGGAAGATGCGTAGCGCCTCCAAACGTGGTGGCTGTATTTGTTCAGCTTTTGGTCCCCCTCCATGCCTCTAAACTGCAGAAGATCGTGGGGCGGCTTATCAGTCCCGTAATACTCCAACAGCCCGCGTTCGTGGCTTACGGGAATCTCGTTCTTGCCATCGCGCCGGAACACAAGCAGGTAATCAGCGCCAGCCACATCACACAAGGACGCATCGTCGCAGACAGTCTTATGCGCCAATCCCTTCGCCATCGTCCGATTACGGACGCCTAGCGGCTCCTTCCAAATGTGATGGCGGGCAACGTATTTGAAGCCGTGCTTTTCATGCTCGCGGATGATGTCGCCCGGGAAGTCTTGAAGGAAGTTCCCAAGGTTGCACGAATCGGGAATGTCCATTGCGTGAACCGCCGTGCATCTTCCTGGCTTTGTGATGCGGGCAATCTCTTTGATGAACAAGCGATAGTGCTGCCAAAACTCCTCGTAATTGCGGGAGTTGGAAACGTCTCGGAGATCGTTTGAGTAGGTGTAAAGGGCGCAGAATGGGGGCGAGTAAATCGACATGTCGATAGACTTGTCCGGCATGTCTGCCATGACCTCCAATGAGTCTCCGTTGTAAATTGCAAACCTTTCGGTGATGAGTTGATCGTTCACAGCCATGATGGTATTGATGTTTTGATGTTTTTGGTTTGGGCTTGTTTGAAGGTATTCGCTTCGCCCATTAGCGATACCAGATTGGCAAAAAGTTTCTCGGCGTTCTCGGCCTTTCGCATCAGGTTTGCGAGCACTCCACGTTCGCCCTCGCTTGTGATGATGTCGATTGTGACGGGATGCTTTTGACCAAAGCGCCAGCTTCTCCGAATGGCTTGGTGAAACTGCTCAAACGAGTGAGACGGGAAAAAGGTTTGGTGGGCGCAATGCTGCCAGTTCAAGCCAAAGCCCGCTATCTCCGGCTTGGTGACAAGAACTCGGATTTGACCCTTAGCAAAGCCCATGAACGCCTCTTCCTTAGCCTCCATTGAATCGCTACCGCTAACCTCTACCGCGTCCGGTATCGCCTCCTTCAGCGCCTTGCTTTCGTCGTTCAAATAGCACCACGCCACCGCCGCTTTCTTGTGGGCGTTGATCGCATTTGCCGCCGCCTCACAGCGCAACTCAAGCGTTCTCCTTCGCTCTTGCCGCTGCTCTTGAAGTCCTACCGCTGGCATGGTGAAAAGCATACCCTCAAGCGGTGTCTCATTGTGAACAACCGTCTCCCTTGTAATCAACTCAGGCAGTGTGAAGGCATCGTCGGAAAAGCCAAGGTCAGACGGCTTGCGGACGGCCCTCGCCCATGAGCATACCCAATGGAAAAAGTGGTCGGCAGCATGGCCGCGAAAGCGCCAAACGCCAGACCGAAACTCATCTTTGCGGCTGTGTGTCTTGCGGTCCTGGTCCTTTTTGAAGAACGTGGAAAGCATGTCATTAAAACCCATGTATCCAAGCGTCTCGGACGAGTTGCCAAGCTCGATCAAATCGTTGGGCGATGGGGTCGCGGTGCAAAGGAGGCGGTAACTCATCTTGCGGGCAAAGTCCGTTACTTGCGCCTTGGTTACACCGTCGCAGTTTTTGAGAATGCTGGACTCATCGCAAACCAAGCCGACAAAATCGGAAGGGTTGAAGTGGTGAAGTCGCTCGTAATTTGTCACGGTGATTTTGCTGAGTGACTTCCCATCGTTTGAGCGGACGGATTCAATGCCAAACTTAGCCGCCTCCTCAACCATTTGAGGAGCGACAGCAAGCGGAGTGAGAACCAAAACCCTGCCGTTAGTCTTGCGAACGATATTCTCAGCAACCGTCATTTGCATGGCTGACTTCCCTAGCCCGCAATCCGCAAAGATGGCAGAGCGGCCCTTTTTCACCGCCCATTCAACGAGGGCGCGTTGAAAGTCGAATAGTTGATCTGGCATGAACAAGGGTTCAAATCCAGCGTCGTCGTAGGTGTGGCGTTTTCGCTCAAGCAGTTGTTGCAGATCGTTCATAGGCCACCAAGAAAGCACAGCGAAAACGCACAGCAACGAAAAGTTGCAAAATTGAAAAAATAACTTGCGTGGTGTTTTAACGTGTGATTCAATCCACCCACGAACGATTCTATGAGCACTACATCACCGCCACCCCAATCGCCAGTCGGCACATTCAAAGTCAGCGCCGATCTTCACCGCCGCGTTAAAATTCACGCCTGCCAGCAAGGTTACAAGCTGCAAGACTTCGTGGAGCGCGTCCTCGAAAAATCCCTCAACCGCAAAAAGCCATGAAACCCAACTCATCCACTCTCCACCTACTCCACGCTCTCAAGTGGCTCAACCGCGCCATCTGGTGCCGCTCACGCGATGCAAGTCGCATGGTGGGCGCGGGACAACTTCCAATGCTGGAAACGGCAGACATTTTAGCCATAACTACATCCAACACACATAATCCCAAATAGAACGATTCCATGATTCACTCCACTTTTGAAACCGCCTTTTGGCTCTTCGGCATCCTTTGGCCCGCCCTCGGTGCCGTCCTTTGCCTGGCCGGCGTAGTCGCCGTGATCTTTTTCCTCCGCGAACTTTGGCAAGTGTGCGTTGAGTTTTATTATGATGGCACCGACAGCTACAAAGACCGCGACTAATTTTCAACGCACCACAGCACCGCACAACCCTGCACTCCACTTCACAACATCCTATTTTCCTCACCTCACGGCACCCCACAACACCCCACAGCACGCCACAACACGACATTTATTTTTCCGCACTACGCAGCACAGCTCGCCACTCCACAACACACCACATCACAACACGACACAACATCCACTTTTCCTCACAACGAGGGCAAAACCAAACCAAAACAAGAACGATACAATATGAAAATCGCAACCGTAACACTTGAATCAGTCGCACCCTACAGCCAGTCCCGCTACCACGGCACGCCCAAAGACCCCAAGGAATCCCACGAGGATTACGAGGAGCGCACATGGAAGGAGAAGGGTCATTGGGACATCAAGACTGGGGAACTGTTCATCCCGCCGATGGCAATCAAGCAGTGCCTGGATGCCGCCGTAAAACGATCAGGGAAGCAGATCCCCGGCAAGGGCAAG